ATCCAAAAATTCTCCGGAGGGAGTAATTTCCGGGGTTGAAATTTCCATACTTTTTCGTAGAGCTGTCAGGGTTAGGTCAATAACCTCTATGATTTGTAGCCAGGCTGATCATAGATCCATGGTTTCTCCTTTCAAGAGCCTTCTGTCCTACTGCCGGTATGATGAAACTCATTCTAAACTCTGACAGTTCTACGAAGAAGTATGGCCAAACTTATCAAAACTATATTTAAAGGGGAGAAAACACTATGGGAAGACGTCCAAAGTCACAGGGAAAAACTGCAAGAAGATCTCCACCAGCTCGAAATCCTGAAAATCGAGAGAATCAGCTCATAGATTTAGCTTATGATTTAGCTGAGCAACGATTAATTGAAGGTACAGCCACCTCTCAAGAGATTGTGCATTTTTTAAAGCTTGGAACAGCTAAAGCTAAACTAGAACAGAAGAAGTTAGAGACCGAAACCAAATTACTTGAGTCTAAGAAAGAAGCAATTGACTCAAGCAAGAGAAGCGATGAGGCTTATGAGAAAGCTTTATCAGCATTTCGAGTCTATCAAGGAATTCCGACCGAAGAAGATGAGGACTTTGATTAAGTCGTATTCAGAATTGATTAGAATTCCAAACTTTATGGACCGTTACGCATATCTAAAACTTGATGGAGTTGTTGGAGATTCTACTTTTGGGTTTGATAGGTATATTAATCAATCATTCTATACTTCTTCAGTTTGGCGACAACTTAGATCTAGAATCATCGTTCGAGATGAAGGTTGCGATTTAGCTATTCCAGATCGACCAATCGGTGGAACTATATTTATTCACCACATCAATCCGATAACTCTCGAGATGTTCGAAGATGATGATCCACTTCTCTATGACGAAGACAATCTCATCTGTGTTTCTCGCGATACGCATAGCGCAATTCACTATGGAGATGAGTCATTACTCATTCCAGACTTTTCTCCAAGACAACCAGGTGATACAAGATTATGGTAAGAGGCAAAAAAATAATACGAGGAAGTTGTGCGCTTCGAACACACGTCTCCGAAACTAGTCGGCGTTCTACCATTGAACTATTAGTCCGACCTGCTTAAGGGCTCCGCGCAGTGGTAAGACACCTTAACCTGCCGGGGTTTATACTCCTCTTCCTCTCATATTATGATAGGTTTTTCTGGCGAGGCAAAAAATTTAATAAGCAGTTTTAAAAGCGAAAAGCTAAGGAGCGGTTAACTCCTTTCTCTATCGCTCTTAGCTTTTTTAGTTAGTGCCCATTCGGCTTCTCGTTATCTCGTTATCTTCTTCTAACTCCTCGATTCGCAAGCGGATTAAAGCGATCTCTTGCTTAAGCGCTTCTATCTCCGCATTTCTTTTATCGATGAGTTCCATCCGAAACTTGTCTCGATTAGTCATTACTGCCTCCTTGTTAACTACTAACTTTCCTATATAAGCACGGGTAAATTTAGCGAAGCAAAAAAATTAACAAGCAGCAAAAGAAGCGAAAAGCTAAGGAGCGGTTACTCCTTTCTGTCGCTCTTAGCTTTCAGGACTGAATGCTACCTTACAGCACCAGTCCAGAGATACCTCTCTGCGCGAAATAGGTCACAGATGTCGTTGTCGATATTCTTGATTACCTCAAGGTGACCAGCGTCGTAAGCTGCATTACGCGCTCGTTTTACCTTTCGGATCATCCTTCGAATATTGACTTCGGCCTTAACCTTCGTCAGAATATTCATCCCTGTCATGATTTACCTCCTTGGTTGAATTCCATTCCTATAATACTGAAGGTAAATTTGGCGATATGAGGCAAAAATTTTTACAAAGAGTAAAGTCCGCGTAATTACTATACGTGAACTTTCTCTTCTCGAACATTTGTTCGAAACGTTGATTGTACTAACCCTTGATCTGTGCAATCTTGCAATCTAGTTTATAGGCATCATCATTCCAGCGCTTAGTCCACTCGTAGTTGCCATTCGCCTTATTCCACTGTGCGACGATGCGGCAACCACGACGAAGTACTTCGCATCCAACAATCTCTACCTGTTTCTTGATTGCCTTGGTTACGTTAATCATAATTGTTCCTTTCAATCGTTTCGTTACTACCTTCTCATATTATGGAAGGTAAATTCCGCGAGGTATCTAAACAGATTAACATTATTTTTGCGAAAGGAGGTTTCTATGGCTTGGACTCAGACGCATGTTGTTGGATGTAGAGTAGCGTCTATCCGTCGAACGCCATGGATTCCTTTACACGATAAAGAGATCGTTGGAATTCGTGATGGTCCTAAATTCGATAGTGACGATTTGGTAGTTCAAAATGGTTCAGTTATAGAAATTGATCCAGAAGAGATTTGCTATGACTGGACTGATCGAAAATTCTATAAAGTTCGTAATCCAGAAGGTTGGATTTACGAAGGAGTAATAGATTATGGAGGTGACACTAATGGATGATGAGTTGAATCAAAATGAAGATCCTACTCCGACTCCTGATCTGGAACCAACTTCAGATCCCGAGCCGGTAGCTGAAACTATTCTTTCTGATGTCAAGCGAATGCTTGGAATTCAACCAGAAGTAGATGAGTTTAACATTGATGTCACTTCTCAGGTTAATGGAGCATTTTTTACATTAAATCAATTAGGTATTGGACCAAGTACTCCTTTTGTTATTGATGCCACTACAGAGTGGTCTTCATTTGAGACGATTGTTCCAAAGAATGTTGTATTAGATTATTTGTATTTGAAGACCAAACTTGTATTTGATCCACCAACTGCTTCGAATATTTATGAAGCATATAAAGACCGTATAGCTGAGCTCGAGTTCCGTATGAACATTATGGTCGACAATGGTGGAGGTGTTGTAAGTGGGTGATAATGAAATGGGGTATAACTATGAGTTATGATGATACCTATCTCATGCACCATGGAGTCAAAGGCATGCATTGGGGTGTTCGTCGCTATCGTAATTATGATGGCACTTTAACCAGTGCGGGTAAAGCTCAGCGCAAGGCGCAGGGTTCTGGCTCTTCGGGTGGATCGAGAAAGAAGGCTTCTGCTGGCTCTACTGGTGGAGGCGGTGGCGGACATAAGGGAATGTCTGCTCAGACCAAGAAGCGTCTTGCTACTGCTGCTAAAGTTGCTGGTGCTGCAGCTGCTATTGGTGGTGCTGCTTATCTGGCTAATCGTGCAAGTGGTGGTAAGCTTGCTAATGCTGCTAGAGGAGCTGTTGGTACCGCACAAATGAAAGGTGCTCTTGCTAAGAACGCTATAAAGAATTCCAAGGCTGGTCAAGAAATTGGTCGTAGAGCATCAATGGCTAAGGGTGATCTTGCTACTGCTCGCGATACCACTCGTGTTCGTGCTCGTACTGGCATGAATGCCCTTCGTGATTCTAAAGCTGGACAGACAGTTTCTAACGCAGCCGCTAATGCTAGAATTAAAGCTGGAAATGCTATCGATTCTGCTAGAAATTCTAATGTAGGTAGGGCTGCTTCGAAGCTTGGTGGAGATGCTAAGGCTGCTGCTCAGCTCGGTGGAGAGGCTGTACGTGGTGCAGCTGGTAAGGCTCGTACTAATGTTGTTGGCGCTGCTAATACTGCTCGTGATAATGTTGGCCGTGCAGCAAGTCGCGTTGGTTCTAAGGCTCGTAACACTGCTATCGGTGCTGCTGCAAATGCTCGAGCTGCTGGCAATCGTATTAAGACTGCTGCCGGACAGAAAGCTCGTGGAGCCAGGCTGACTGCTGGTGTTCGTGCTTCTGAGGCTCGCGATGCTTTACGTAATGCCCCTGGTCGTGCTAAAGATGCTGTTCGCGGTGCTCGACTAGAGGGTGCTGCTCGGGCTGATATCGCTCGTCAGCGTCTTGCTACTGCAAGAGATACCGCTGCTGTTCGTGCTCGTACGGGTATGAACGCTGCTAGGAATTCTAAAGCAGGTCAGGCAGTTTCTAATGCTGCTGAGCGTGCACGTATTAAGGGTAGTAATGCTCTCGATGCTGCTAGGAATTCTAGAGCTGGACAAGCTGCTTCTAAGCTTGGCGGCGAAGCTCGTAGTGCTGCTCGCGGGGCTGCTAATGTTGTTCGTGATAATGCATCTCGTGCTGGACAGCGAGTAGCTTCCAAGGGACGTAGTGCAGCAATTGGTGCTGGAGCAACCGCTAGAAGTGCTGCTGGCAAGGCTCGTACTGCTGCTATTGGAGCGGGTGCTACTGCTAGGTCTGCTGCTGGCAGAGTTAGAGAGACTGCTAAAGCAGGCGGACGAGTTGCAAGAGGTATGACTAAGCTTGGAGCTTCTAAAGTTGCTACGGCTGCTGATACAGCTAGAGTTCGTGCTAGGCTTGCTGGTAATTCTGCTAGAAATTCTAGAGCTGGACAAGCTATTGGAAATGCTGTTGCGAATGCTAAGGTTCGTGCTGGCAATGCTGCAAGTGCTGCTCGTGGCGCTGCTAATACTGTTAGGGAGAATGCCTCTCGTTTAGGTAGTCGTGCTGCATCTCGGGGTCGTAGTATGGCTATTGGTGCTGGTGCTACTGCTCGTTCCGCTGCTTCTAGTGCTCGTGGTGCTGCTGCAACTGGTCGTGAGAATCTTCGTCGTGCCGGACAGCGAGTAGCTTCTAGAGGTCGCTCTGCTGCTATTGGAGCGGGTGCTACTGCTAGGTCTGCTGCTGGTCGTGCTAGAACTGCTGCAGATACTGCACGTGTTCGTGCTAGGCTTGCTGGCCAGTCCGTTCGTAATTCTCGAGCTGGTCAGACAGTTTCTAATACCGCTAGCAATGTTCGTCAGTCTGCTAGGAATGCTGCCGGTCGGGCAACCGCTAGGGTAAAGCGTACTGCCGGTGACGCCAATGCTGCTCGTCAGCTTGCTGGTGAGTATCTGCGTGGTAGGGCTGGTAATAGAAAGCTTAGTAGGAATCAGCGCAGAGCTGCTACACAACTTGGTTAATTCAAAATGGAAGTGATGCCGATGAATGAGCTATACCATCATGGTATCAAAGGCATGCATTGGGGTGTTCGTCGGTTTCAGAATCCTGATGGAACTCTAACTGCTGCTGGAAAACGTCGAGAGCAAGCTAGTAATGATCGTGCTGCTCGTAAAGAAGCTACTAGGCAGCGTGATTGGAATGCCAAGAATGCTTCTCAGCTAAGTGATAAAGAACTTACTGATCAGATTCTTCGTCTTCAACGAGAAAAACAACTTAAACAGCTTACTGATGATGTTGTTCGACCTGGTAGGAAGAAAGTAAAAGATCTTATGGATCGATATGGTCAGCAAGCATTAAGTGCTGTCGTTACTACTGCTACTGCTGCATATATTACGAATAAGATGACTGCTAAGTCTCAGAAGAAACTAGCAGAGAAAGGTTATCCGGTTAATATTAAGGGCTGGCATGTTGAAGACGGAGAACTAGTTCCGAATAATCAGTAGAAAGAGGTTGGCATGAGCCTATCTGCAACGGCCGTGCCGAGATACTACGGCCTATTTAGAGATGCTGTTATGCGTGGAGAGATTCCTGTAAATGAAGAGATCTCGATGGAGATGAATCGTATCGATGATCTAATAGCAAACCCAGGAATCTTTTACGACGATCAAGCAGTTGAAGGCTGGATAAAGTTTTGTAACAATGAGTTAACGCTTACTGATGGTAGTGATCTCAATCTGCTCGATACTTTTAAACTATGGGGTGAACAGGTTTTTGGTTGGTATTACTTTGTAGAGGGTTCTGTTTGGGAACCGTATGAAGATGGACATGGTGGGCACTATGTTCGAAAGTCTATTAAGAAGCGGCTTACCAATAAACAGTATTTGATTGTCGCTCGAGGTGCGGCAAAATCTATGTATGCTGCATCTATTCAAGCATACTATCTTTCAGTTGATCCAACTACAACTGATCAAATTGTTACTGCTCCGACTATTCGACAAGCTGAGGAAACTTTATCACCAATTAGAACTGCTCTCACAAGATCTCGTGGACCTTTGTATCAATTTCTTACAGAAGGTTCGATAAACAATACTACTGGGTCTAGAGCTCTTAGACCTAAACTTGCTTCTACTAAGAAGGGTATTCAAAACTTTCTTACTGGATCCATTCTTGAAACTCGACCGATGTCGATCGATAAGCTTCAAGGTGCTAGATCTAGAATTAATACCGTTGACGAATGGTTGTCTGGAGACATTCGCGAGGATGTAATTGGTGCTATTGAGCAGGGCGCTTCTAAGATGGATGACTATTTGATCATAGCTACTTCATCTGAGGGTACTGTTCGAAATAGTGCTGGTGATACAATCAAAATGGAATTGATGTCTATCCTCAAGGGTGAATACATTAATCCACATGTTTCGATTTGGTATTACAAACTTGATGACATTAAAGAAGTTGCTAGACCTGCTATGTGGGTTAAAGCACAGCCGAACATTGGTAAGACTGTTAGTTATGAAACGTATCAATTGGATGTCGAGAGAGCTGAAAAGAATCCTGCATCGCGCAATGATATTCTTGCAAAACGTTTCGGTATTCCAATGGAGGGTTATACATACTTCTTTACATATGAGGAAACTCTACCGCATCGTAAACATGATTTTTGGTCTATGCCATGTGCTATGGGTGCCGACCTTTCTCAAGGCGATGACTTCTGCGCATTTACATTCTTGTTTCCATTACGTGATGGGGCATTTGGTGTTAAGACTAGATGTTATGTATCTGAGTTGACTGTTAAAAAGTTACCATTGGCTATGCGACAAAAGTATGAAGATTTTATTAAGGAGTGCAGTCTTGTTGTATTAGAGGGTGCAGTTCTTGACATGATGGAAGTCTATAATGATTTAGACAACTTCATTATTAATTCCGATTACGATGTTGTATGCTTTGGTTTCGACCCGTATAATGCCAAAGACTTTGTGGCTAGATGGCAAACTGAAAATGGTCCTTATGGTATTGAGAAAGTAATTCAGGGAGCTAAGACTGAGTCCGTTCCTCTTGGTGAACTTAAGAAACTTGCCGAAGAAAGGCTTCTTTTGTTTGATGAGGAATTGATGTCGTTCTGCATGGGTAATTGTATTACTCTTGAAGATACTAAGGGTAATCGTAAACTTCTTAAGAAGCGTAATGATAAAAAAATCGATAGTGTTGCAGCAATGATGGATGCCTATGTTGCTTATAAGCTCAACAGAGAAATGTTTGAGTGAGACTGAAAGGAGGTATGGTGGAGTATACTCCTTCTTTTAGAGATCAACTTCAAAATGGAAGTGAACCTAGTTGGCGAGATGATTTGTCTGATGAACTTTGTCATCATGGTATTAAAGGAATGCACTGGGGTGTAAGACGACCTCGTAATGAGGACGGAATTATTCAGGGTGCTGGTAAAGGTTTGTTCAAAAAGATGAAAGCTCGTCGTCAGCGAAATAAAGAAGCTAAGGAAGATTATAAAGCTGCTAAAGCAAAAGCTAAAAAAGATCTTCAAGATTGGGGAGATAAAGCTAATGCTAGGCATGCTAAAGACGAAAAGTATAGAAAAAGTGGTCAAATTAGTGTAGAGGCTGAAAAGGCTGTTGATAAATACAATAAAGCTAGAAAGTCTGCAAAAGCTAAGTATAAGCAAACTATTAATGCTGATAAGATTGCTCGACTTGAGCGTAAGCGTTCTAATGCACAGAGAGCTGCTGGACGTGATAGTGCTATGCGTAAACATATTAAGAAGCAGAATGTTGCTACCAGAATATTCTTAGCTCCTACTTCTGCTGCAGCTGCTACAACGCAAGCCTATAATCAACATAGAGCTAACAAAATCCAACGTCGTATTAATCGCTTGAGTAACTAGTGTATTCACTTGGAAGAATAGATAGGAGGTGACTAATGTCATTAAAAGATCGATTTGCTAGTGCTTGGAATGCCTTTCAATCAGAGCCTAAGCGAAACGAAGAATCTTTAGCTGGACCTCCTCAATCGGTAATTACTGAGTTTAGTACAACTGGCTACTATAGGCAAGATAGACGTCGGATGCATTATAATAATGAGCGATCTATTCTTAATCTCGTGTTTAATAGAATTGCTAATGATGTGGCATCAGTACGGATTCAGCACGTTAGAGTTGATGAGAACGATGAATACAAAGAAACTATTAAGAGTAATCTTAATGACTGTATCACATTATCTGCTAATCTTGATCAGACGGCTAGAGATTTCTGGGTTGATGTGGTTCTATCAATGCTTGATGAAGGCGTTGTGGCAGTAGTTCCAGTTGATACTGATCGGAATTTGGATAGAAACAATTCTTTTGATATTCTATCTCTTCGAACTGGTTTGATTATTAGTTGGGCTCCGTCTCAAATCAAAATAGAAGTATACAATGATCGTACTGGCAAACGAGAAGTTATTACTCTTCCAAAAGATAAAGTAGCAATTCTCGAGAATCCATTCTACTCGGTCATGAATGAGCCGAATTCGACTTTGAAGCGTTTGGTCTATAAGATGAATCTACTTGACCAAATGGATAGTCAGAAGGCATCGTCCAAGCTTAATTTGTTAGTTAAGTTACCATATTCTTTAAAGTCACCTACCAGAATGGCTCAAGCTGAAGAGCGTAAAAAGACCATTGAAGATCAGCTTACGAAGTCTAAGTATGGTATTGCATATATTGATCAAGCGGAACAAGTTACTCAACTTGGTCGAGCCATTGAAAGTGACTTACCAGAACAGATTGACAAGCTTACAGAACAGTTGTATAACCAAATTGGAATTAGTGGTGATGTGTTTAAAGGAACTGCTAATTCTGAACAAATGTTGGTGTACAATAAGAAAGTACTCAAACCAATTCTGGATACGATTGAATTGGAGTTTACTCGAAAGTTTCTTACTCCGACAGCTAGAACTCAAGGTCAAAAGGTTAAGTATTATATTGATGCCTTTGATATGGTTACGCCTACTGAGGTTGGTGACATGGCTAATTCTCTTAGTCGTAATGAGATTCTATCTGCTAATGAGTTTAGATCTATTCTTGGATTCAAACCAAATGATGACCCAAGATCCGATCAGCTTATTAATAAGAATATGCCAATCAATCAAGTTGATCCAAGCGTTGCTGGCGGCAAAGGCGCTGGTGATGAAGGTAGAGATTTTAATGCTGAACTGGATGAATTAGAGCGTATGCTTGATGAAGATGGCGATGGTATTCCCGATGAACCAAGCGAAAGTGAGAAGCTTTTAGAACAAATGGGTAAACAGCTGGGGGTATAGTATGGCTTATGCGAGTAAATACTATGATCCCGTAAAAGCGCATGAGTACTATATGCGTACTCGTGAATTAAAGGGTTATGAAGATCGCTATGGTGGAAGTCGAGGTGATGGAACTAGCGCTGCTAGTAATGGTGGAGTTCCAATAAAGAGTAAAAAGACTGAAGCACAGAAGCGATCTGAAGCAGATAAAAGTCATAATCAAGGACTCAAAAACCAAATTGCTGCTAAGCAAGCTGACACTAAGGCTCAGATCCAAGCTCTTAGAGATCAGCTTAAGAACATGAGTAAAGAAGATCGTAAAGCCAATAGACAATCTATTATGGATCAAATCAATGCTTTGCGTGAACAAAGTCAAGATGAAATTCAATCGTTACGAGAGCAAACTAAAGGCGGATCTACATCAGGTTTTAATCAAAAAGGTAAAGAAGCTGCGATGTATATTAAGAGTCAAATGGAAAAAGAGCGAGATGAAGTTATTAAGAAAACCAATAAAGACTGCGATAAGGAAATGTTGGGTTCTGTAAAGCGTCTTGCTGCTGATATTAAAGCCATGCGAGAATCTGGAAGCGGCTTTAGTCATAAACAGTTTGCTGCTCGTATTAAAGCTATGCTTGGTGAGACTAAAAAGAAAAAGATCAAAGCTAAGCGTAAACATACTGCTGACTATAAGCAAAAGTATAAAGACGAAATTGATAAATTGCGTAGCGATAAGTCTATGTATTCATACTATGATACGAAAGCTGAAAGACAAGCAAGTAAACTTGGAAATAACTCTACTCCGGTCCAAGCGGCCATTAGGGGTAATCTTGGATGATATTTATAGTACGTTAACAATTGCTGTGTAATGACTAGCGAATACATATACCGGATTTGTTAATCTTATAACGGCTTGAGTGAACTACTATTTATATTTAAAAGATTATAGTGTTTGTTATTCGAAAGGATAAGTATGGATTACGATTTCAGTGGCTATGTCACTAAGAACGATCTGCGATGCGCAGATGGTCGCGTAATCCGTCACGATGCTTTCAAGGAAAATGATGGACAAATTGTTCCATTAGTATGGCAACATGTTCATACGGATCCGACTAATGTTCTGGGTCATGCGCTCCTTGAGAATCGTGATGATGGTGTGTATGGTTATGCTAAGTTTAACCAGACCGAAAAGGGTCAACATGCCAAAGAGATGGTGGAGAATGGCGATATTGTCTCCATGTCTATTTACGCGAATCATCTCAAGCAGCATGGCAGTGATGTTATTCACGGAGTAATTCGTGAAGTTAGCCTTGTTCTTGCTGGTGCAAATCCCGGTGCATGTATAGACAACATCAGTTTCGCACATGCGGATGGTACTTATACTGATGTCGATGACGAAGCTGTTATTTACAGTGGTCTCGATTCTATTGAGTATTTTAGTCATGCCGATGAGAATGAGGAGGATGAAGTGGACGATATTCTGGATCAGCTTACTGATGAGCAGATCGATGCTATCAATGCTATTATTGATGCTGCACTCGACGATGCGCTTGACGATCTCGATGATAATGAAGTTCTTGATGATCTTACTGAAGAGCAGCTAGAGGCTGTTGGTGATATTATCGAGGATGCCGTTAATGAGGCTCTTGAGCATGCCGATGATGAGTATGACGATGATGAAGAGTATGACGAGGACTACGATGATGAGGAGTATGACGAGGACGACGAGTTCGAGCATGCTGACGATGATACCATCGAGGATATTTGGAATACTCTTGACGAGGAACAGCAGGACATGGTCTACTACTTGATCGGTCAGGCAGTTGAGCAGGAAAATGTTGAGCATGGTGCTCTTTATGAAGGAGATTTTGACATGAAGCATAATGTTTTCGATGACGCTTACTATGAGGACGAGATGGATGACGTTCTGACCCATGACGAGTTTGATGCTATCATGGAGGATGCTTATAATGCTAGCTCTCTCCGTGATGTCTTCCTCGCTCATGGTATCACCAATCTTGATGTTCTCTTCCCCGAGGCTAAGCTTGTTACTCCGACCCCCGAGATGATTTCTCGCGATATGGGCTGGGTTGATCAGCTTTGGAATGGCATTAAGCGTACTCCGTTTGCACGTATTAAGTCTACTGCTGCTAATATTACTGGCGAGGAGGCTCGTGCGAGGGGCTATGTTAAGGGCAATCTAAAGACTGAGGAAGTTGTTACGCTTCTTTCTCGTGAGACTACGCCTCAGACGATTTACAAGAAGCAGAAGCTTGATCGTGACGATGTTATTGATATTACTGATATCGACGTGATTGCTTGGCTTAAGCAGGAGATGCGTCTCATGCTTAACGAGGAGATTTGTCGTGCAATTCTTGTTGGCGATGGCCGTAATGTTAATCATCCCGACAAGATTAAGCAGGATAAGGTTCGCCCGATTTATCAGGACGATGACGTTTACACCATTCACTACGCCGTTACTTATGGCGAGTCTGACACTGCTGATCAGAAAGCTAGCAAGCTTGCTGATGCCGCTGTTCGTTCTCGAAAGGATTATAAGGGCTCTGGCACTCCTTGGCTCTTTGCTTCGAATGAGACCATTGCTGACCTGATTCTTGCTAAGGACACGATTGGCCGTCGTCTCTACAAGGACGAGGACGAGCTGAAGGCCGCTTTGCGTGTTTCTAAGATCGTTGAGTGCCCGATTCTCGAGAACATTCAGCGCACTACTGGTACTGGTGGTGCTGCTAAGACTTGGGATCTCAAGGCTCTTATCTTTAACCCGATCGACTATACTGTCGGTGCTGACAAGGGTGGTGCAGTATCCCTGTTCGATGATTTCGACATCGATTACAACCAGATGAAGTACCTCATCGAGACTCGTATCTCTGGTGCTCTGACTAAGCCTTACAGTGCTATTGCTCTGGAGACTCAAAATTTTCTTAAAGAGCTCTCTGTAGCCCCTATGGCAGGGAGTGATGACCTCTGGGGCACTCCGGTTTCTGATGTTCAGTCCAATGTTGTCTTCGACGGTAATCTAGTGACTGGTACTTTGAAGCATGTTGCTTCTGGCGCACTTGCTGATGGTTGGGGTGCCGGTAACTTCATCGCGGTTGATCTCTCTGACAACACCTTCATGGGTCTTACTAGTGTTAAGGTTGGTATGGAGCCCTCTGCCGGTGCTGGTCTCCAGGAGATCATCAATGATCCTGATAAGGCTGGTGTCTTCAAGGTTACCGATAAGTACAACCAGAAACTTGTTGTTGTTCAGACCAATGGTAAGGACACGGTCACTCAGAAGTACACTCTTAGCGGCCTGACGTTGGAAAACGCTTAGTCTCATTAGTTGTTCATCCACTCGAGTCTAATGAGATTTTTCAACATACGTTAGTTGACGATATTCAGAGTGGAATACAAATTGTCGAGGATGGAAGCGTAAAAGGTTCCTTAAAATCTTTATCTGATTGGATTTGGGACCCATATAGTTTTGAACATGGAGAAATAAAGAATCCTCCATATCATTTTATAGCGCTTGATTTCTCCGATAATGAGTATGATGAGCAACTGACCAGTGTTGTTGTGCGAAATAGTTCATATCCAACAGATGTTGTTGAATTGGTTGGACGAGAAATACAGAAAATCTTAGTCGAGATTAGATCCACTTCAGATCTTATAGAAATAATTCAAACGAACATGCTCGGGCGAACTTATACACAAACTTTGACTCTTAGCGATTTGGTTTTACTCTAACCGATTCAAAATGGAAGGAGGGTCGGTCACATGGGCTTGTTTTATGGGCCGATAGGGTTTGTAGAAACAGTTGAAGAACCTTCTGGTTCTGGGATTTGGGTAGAGAAGCCTACTGAGAGAAATTATAGAGGCGAAGTTTCCAGATATGGAAAACGTTGGGAAAATGGATCTCAGCAAGTTAATCCGAATTTGACAATTACTAATACAATCTCTATTGTGGCCGACCCTTACTTATCGAATCATCTTTACGCATTGCGCTATATTAAATGGCTTGGCGGATATTGGGAGGTATCTTCGGTTGATGTCGAGTCTCCAAGACTGGTGCTAAGTATTGGAGGTGTATACAATGGACCGACGGTTGAGTCTTCAGGAAACACTGGTGAACATCCTAGGATCAAATAATGTATATTTTCAACCTCCAGAAACAATTAGATTGCAGTATCCTTGCATAATCTATGAACGTAGCGATATGGATAAAAAGTATGCCGACAATCGAGCCTACATGAATATGGTTCGTTATTCCTTAACCTTAATTACTCGATCGCCAGAGAGTGATCTGGTTAAAGCGATTCTCGAGCTACCATATTGCTCATACGATAGGTATTATGCTGCTGATACGTTAAATCATGATGTGTTCACTCTCTACTATTAAGGAGATAATATGCCTACTCCTAGTTTTCTTCTTGAGTGGGACAAGGCTGGTGAGCGCCTGTATGAGACTGGCGTAGACCGAGTTGTTCTGTATCCTATTCGTGATACGATTAGTGATCCTACTGATCCATATGATGCTGGTGTGGCTTGGAATGGCGTAACGGCTATTAGTCAGTCGGCATCTGGTGGTGAGCCTACTCCTCTGTGGGCTGATAACATTAAGTACCTTAACCTCATGTCAGCTGAGGAGGCAAGTCTTTCTATTGAGGCTTACACTTATCCTGATGAGTTTGAGCAGTGCGATGGTACTCGTAGCATTGTTGCTGGCGCTACTATTGGTCAGCAGGCTCGTAAGATGTTTGGTCTTTGCTATCGTACTCTGATCGGTAATGATCAGAAGCAGACTGATTATGGCTATAAGCTGCATATTGTTTATGGTTGTCTTGCATCACCTTCGGATCGTAGCTATGCTACTGTAAACGATTCGCCAGAGGCTATTAGCTTTAGCTGGAGCGTTACAACTACTCCTGTCGAGGTTAGTGGTTTCAAGCCCACGTCTATCGTTACTATTGATAGCACTGTTACTACAGCTGCTAAGCTTGCTGCTATTGAGGCTATCCTTTATGGTACGCCTGCTAGTGGTAATACTGCTGCTGTTCCGGCTAAACTTCCTCTTCCGGCTGAGATTGTTACGACGCTTACTGTCTAAAAGTTTCAAAAAGTTTTAAGGTTCTTGAAAGGAGAATTTACAAATGCTTAAGAAGACTGTTACATATGAGGATTATAACGGTGCAGAGCAAACCGAAGATTTCTATTTCAATCTAACAAAGGTTGAGTGCATGGAGCTTGAGTTTGGCTTTGGCACTGGTGAAACTTTGTCTGGATCAATTCGTACTCTTATTAATGCTGGCGATATGGCTACGGTTATTAGCACTATTAAGAAGATTGTGCTGACTTCTTATGGTGTTAAGTCTCCCGATGGTAAGCGATTTATCAAAAATGATGAGTTGCGTATTGCATTTGAGGAGACTCCAGCATTTGAGCAGATTTATTGGGAACTTGTTACTGATGCTGAGAAAGCTGCTGACTTTATTAGTGGCATTGTTCCTTCTGCTGTTCGTGAGAGTCTTGGAAATGATCCTAAGCAAGAGATTCTTAGTCGTATGAAAGCTTTCGAGGAGTCTAATAAGCAATAAATTACATGGATTGGGGGAGGGAATGCTTCAAATAACTGTTCCAGGAACTGAGTTGTTCGACGAGTCAACGGAGACGTTTATTCGAACAAAAGATACACAGCTTAAGTTGGAGCATTCTCTCCTCTCTATTTCAAAATGGGAGTCAAAGTGGTGTAAACCTTTTTTGGGTACTAACAAAGAAGACAAACGCACTAATAAAGAGATGCTTGATTATATTGAGTGCATGACACTTAACAGTAATGTTCCGAAAGATGTTTACAGCGCTCTTACTCAAGAGAATTTACGAGCTATTAGCCGATATATTAATCATCCAATGACTGCTAGTACTGTAACAGAGATGTCTAAGAGCAATCCTTTCAGGCATGAGATCGTTACATCCGAGCTTATTTATTATTGGATGATAGCTTATCAAATACCATTTGAATGTGAAAAGTGGCATATTAATCGTTTAATCATGCTTATCAAGATTTGTAATGCTAAGAATAATCCTAAGAAGATGAATAAACGAGAAGTTATGATGCAAAATCATGCTCTTAATAAAGCTAGACGAAAAGCCCTTCATACGAAAGGCTAGGTATTATGATAAGAGTTAAGACTAAAGGCGATTTTAAGAATACTGAACTTTTTCTAAAAAAGCATACAGATAATGGAAATATTATGCCTATTTTAGAAAAGTACGGAGCTAGAGGCGTTGATCTTTTACGACAAGCTACACCAGTAGATAGCAGTAAAACAGCCACTTCATGGGATTATGAAATTGAATCTGAAGGAAATGGCGAATACCATATTCAGTTTACTAATAGTAATGTTAATGATGGCATTAATATTGCTATTATACTTCAATATGGTCATGGAACTCGTAATGGTGGCTACGTAAAAGGTCGAGACTATATCAATCCTGCACTTAAGAAAGCATTCGAAGAGATGCGAGATGAGTTGATAAAGGAGGTTAAGCGTAGATGAGCGGCGTTATTGATAAAAATGTCGTCCAGATGGTATTCGATAATGCGCTGTTTCAGAAAAATGCTCAGGATACCTTATCAACTCTGGATAAACTTAAAGAGGCTCTTAATTTCGAAGGTGCTATAAAAGGGCTTGAGGGATTAGGCAATAATGTTAAAAATGTTGGAATGGACGGACTTTATAATGGAGTTTATAAAGTTCAAGAAGGTTTTAATGCTCTTGACGTTGTTGCTACTAGAGTTCTTCAAAATATTACTGATAAAGTTCAAGGTGTTATCAGTCAGTTAACAAATGATGCTCTTATCCAGCCACTAAAAGATGGTTTTGCTGAATACGAACTCCAGATGGATTCTGTTCAGACAATTATGTCAAGTACTGGCGAGAGTGTTGGTAAAGTCAATGCATATTTGGATGAATTAAATGAGTATGCAGACCGAACCATCTATTCATTCTCTGACATGACAGCTAATATTGGTAAGTTTACTAATGCTGGTGTTTCATTAGATAAAGCTGTCGCAGCAATTCAGGGTGTAAGTAATGTTGCAGCTATATCGGGTGCCAATACAAATGAAGCTTCTCGAGCAATGTATAACTTTGCTCAGGCTTTATCGGCTGGATCCGTAAAACTTATTGACTGGAAATCCATTGAGAATGCTAATATGGCTACTGTTGGATTTAAACAGTCATTAATTGATACTGCTGTCGCCATGGGAACTCTTACAAAAGAAGGCGATAAGTATGTGTCAACAACTACCGATGCTAATGGCAAAGTTTCTGAAGCGTTTAATTCCACTAGCATGTTCAACGATTCTCTTAGTTCTCAGTGGATGACTACTGATGTTCTAGTTCAGACTCTTGAACAGTATTCTACTGATGTTAGAACATTAACTGAAGATGAGAAGAAACTTTATGAAGAGCAGCTAAAAGGTCTTGGATATAATGATGAACAAATAGCAGCAATCGAAGAGCTTGGTATTAAAGCGGCTAATGCTGCTAAAGACGTTAAAACATTCTCACAGCTTATTGATACATTGAAAGAGTCTTTAGGTTCTGGCTGGACTAAGACTTGGCAAATGATATTTGGCGACCTTAATGAAGCTAAAGTTCTTTGGACTGCTGTTAACGATGTTTTAAGCGGTTTCATTGGAAAAGTTTCAGATTCTAGAAATGAAATTCTTGAAACTTGGCATAAATCTGGTTATACTTATAATGAGTATGGCGAATTAGTTAAAGCTGTTTATGATGAAAATGGAAAACTTGATGCCGAATTATCTACTGAATTAGTAGAAAATGGAAAAATGGTTCGCGAGGAGATGGGTGGTAGAGATTTTCTTCTTGGCGGACTAGCTAATACTTATCAGATTTTTGCTGAAGCAATGAAAGAATTTGGTACTGCTTGGCAAAAGTATTTTGTCGGTATAGATAACCCAGCAATTGATGATATTTCTATAACTGGTGAAAAACTTATAGATCTTAGTAGAGGATTTTATGATGCTACTGAGGCTATGAAAGAAGCCTGGACTCAACGAGATGATCAACAAAGAGCAGTTGGTCTTTTGGGACAATTAGCTGAGTCGTTTGCATTTTTTGCTACATCCGTTCGACATGGCTATGATGGCATACGAGATGTATTCTCCGGTTTAGGAAATATATTTAAATCTTTTACTCTTTCCGATTTCTTTAATATCGGTACACTTGAAGACGTGATTACTGGTATTTCGTCTATTACTGGTCGAATTCAAGATTTTGGAGCAGCTTTTAAGAAGCATTTTGGTAACGACGATGCCGGACTTAACAAAAATGGTTTAATTAGTTTCTTTAATGCTTTACTATCTATTTTTGAAACCGATATTTGGACCAAGCTTAATTTCTTTACGAATGCTTTTGATGCTTTTGGGTCGATTATAGAGCATCTTATCGAGCCTTTTGGGACATTTTCTCAATTGCTTGGTAAAGTTGGAGAGAAAATTCTTCAATTTACAGACGCGTTTGAAAAGATGACTTGGAATGAAGATGTTTCTAAGTTCGAGCCATTTTTTAAGGGTCTTGCAGATGGTTTTAATCAATTCATCGATACTCTTAAAAACTCTGTTGATTTTAGTGGCTTCTCTAAGTTCTTTAATAATTTAATTGAAGCCATATCTGATGATAAAATCGACTTATTTAAAGTATTTGAGAATGTTTTTGGCGGACTTGTAGATGTTTTTAAGGCTTTCTTAGCTGTAGCGACACCTGTGGCAGCTGCTTTTGCCGATATATTTGGCGATGCTATTGGTGAAGCTCTTCAGTTTATTCGAGAGCTTAGTGATCGATTTAAGTCATTTACAGAAAGTCTTATAGCTAATGAAGAAGTAATAGCTGGAATACAAAATCTGTTTGAGGGTATATTTAGTGTTCTTAAGGCTATTGGAGAAGTTGTTGGTAATGTTCTTCTGGCAGCATGGGATAGTTTAGCTCAAATATTTTCGAGTTTCTTACCAGATAGTAAAAGTCTTGGTGAGACTTTAACTGATATGGGAGAGAAACTTAAAGGCGTTGCTGAAGTTATATCTTCTCTTGTTAAGGGTGAAGATGGGGTTCCTAAGTTATCTGATCTTATTGGAAAAATAACTGACAAGTTTGTTAACTTCTTTGGTACTCTCAAAGATGTTAGTTTATTAGAAAAACTTAAAGATTTACTTGAGAAAATTGGTGATGGTATTAAACATGCTCTTGGCGGAACTGAGGACATGACTTTATTTGATACTATTATCGAGAAAATTAAGGGTTTCTTAGATGGAATTAAGAGAATTCTTTCTGATGAGAATGGTCAACTTGATATTGTTAAAGTATTTGAAGCTGGCGGAATTGGTGTTCTCATTAAGAAACTCGTTGAAATGCTCACAAACCTTAAACAAAATGCTGGTAATTTAACTGGTGTTTTAGGATTTATAAATGATATTAAAGAAGCGTTAACTGGATTGTCTGAAGCTTTCCAAGAAAAATTTAAGGCGGAATCTATAAAAGCTATAGCAACTTCAATTTTGGAGATAGCTGGTGCTTTATTTATCATAGCGATGATAGATCCAGTTGCTCTTGCTACTGCTATTGGGGCAGTTAAAGCAATGTTTGTTATGATTGCTGAATTGCTTGCTGCTACTAAGGGATTCAATAAAGAGGATATAGCTGCTTTAGGTGCAACTGCTGCCGTTCTTCAAACACTTGGTAATGCCATATTAATGATGGCTGGAGCAGTATTTGTATTGGGGACGATGCCTTTAGAGAACACTATTCAAGGCATTGTTGCTCTTGGCGTAATGCTTGAAGGTTTAGTACAAGTTGTTAAACAGCTATCTTCTATTGAGAATGATATTCCAAAAGTTGCTGGTGCATTAATTGCATTAGCTCTTGCTATAGATCTTCTTACTATACCTGTTGTGGTTCTCGGAAATATGGATCTGGTTAATCTGGCTAAAGGTCTTGGTGCAGTAGCCATAATGATAGCTGGATTAGTTATCGCTGCTGATAAGTTATCTAATAAAGCAGCTGATATGATTCAAGCTGGTGCTGGTTTTGTTTTAATGGCTACTGGTATTAGTATATTAGCAGGGGCTGTTGGTAAAGTAGCTGGTTTATCATGGGAAGATTTGGGAAAAGGTCTTGCTGTCTTTGCTGTTGGACTTGGTGGCATGGTTGGTGCCGCAGCTGCTGTTGACTATCTTCAGCTTGAAGATTCATTATTAGCTCTTGGCGGAGCTATGATGATGCTTGGCTTTGCGATGAATGAATTTGCATTAGCTGGTAAAATAATGGCTGGAGTAGAATGGGAAGATCTAGGTAAGATGGCTGCAGTATTTGCTGTGGCACTTATTGGTCTTGGCGTTGCGTCATATGCTATTAATGGTCAAAATCTATTGATGATTGCTGGCGCAATAGCTCTTGTTGCAACTGCATTCTTAGAACTTAATGCTGCCTTAGGTTTAGCGCAACTTGTTGGACCATTAATGACAACCATATCTATGGCGATTGACGGTTTTAGTCATTCATTAGAATCCTTTGCCTATAGTGCTGCTCGAGATGCATTTTTACAATTTTTAAAAGATGCGATCTTATTCCTTCCTCAATTAGCCGTTGGTCTAGCTCAAGCTCTGATTGAAATGGTTGTTGCTCTTGGCGAAGGTGCGGCTAAAATTGTTGGAGCAGTAGTAAAAATCGGTCAAGAAATATTGCGAGGAGTAGTTACATTACTTCCAGAGTTGTTTAATGTTGTGAGAACTTTTATCGAACAAGTGGTTCAACTTGTTATTGATGAAACTCCGCGCATATTTGAAGGCCTTACCGTCTTCTTCGAACAACTTTGGGTATTTCTTGGTGAGCAAGTGCCAAACTTCTTTACTTTCTTAACTACAGTATTTACTGAGTTGTTTGCTTTCTTACAAACTGAAGCTCCGATGTTAATCGAAACAATTAGAATAATGATTGACACCGTACTTCAGGCTATAATTGCAGAAGCTCCTGTTATTGGTGAAACTTTATTAACACTCCTTCACACTTTACTTGACATTATTAATACGGCAATTCCAGAAATTACTTATACTCTTCTTAATCTTATCACTAGTATTCTTCAGCAACTTGCTGAGTTTGTTCCTCAAATGGCTCAAGCAGCTATGGAAATTATTTTAGGTTTCTTGACTGCCATTGGTGAAAACATTGGCGCAATTACTGAAGCGGCTATATCTATTGCTATCGGTTTTATGGAGGGCATAACTCAAAAGATGCCTGAATTAGTCGATACAGCGTTTAAGATGATCATCGGATTTATTGATGGTCTTGCTTCCGCTATCGAAGAAAATCATCAAGCATTGTTTGATGCTGTTGGTCATCTTATCACTGCTATAGTTGAAGCATTACTGGATGGTATTATCACACTTGCTAATGCTGCTAAAAAATGGTTTACTGGTGAAGATGGTAATGGTGGTATTCTTGGAGCTATAGGAAGCTTTGTGAAGGACATCTTTGATGCTGGTGCAAATTTGGTTCAAGGTTTTATCGATGGTTTAACATCAATGCCAGGAAAGCTTTGGGATGCTGCTTGTGGATTGGCGCAAGATGCATGGAATGCTATTACTCAAACAGCCCAAGAGCATTCTCCATCAAGACTTACTTTTGGTGGAGGTCAAAATTTTGCTCTTGGTTTTATTAATGGTATTATTGATCTAACGCCACAAGCTGCTGATACTAGTGCTGCAATGGCGTACGGAGCTATAGGCGCATTCAATGATGCTATTGATTCTGATGCGCATGCATTTGCACCAATGGTAACTCCAGTATTTGACGATTCTAATATTACGAATAGAGCAATTGGATATGTAGATGCGATAAGAGCTAATATATCAGATACATCAAGTATTACTGGTACTATTGAAGCTAGCAATCAACTTAAAACTCAAATGGCTGAAATGATGGCTGCCGGTAACGACTATTCACCTATATTAGAAGGAATGCTCAGTCTTCGTGGAGATCTTACTACTTTGAGCGAACAAATGTCTAAAATGCAAGTCGTGATGGATAGTGGTGCTCTTGTTGGCGAGATTTCTCCTGGAGTTGATAAGAATCTTGGTCGTAGTGCAACCCTAACCGCGAGAGGAGTATTATAGTGTATCACTCGCTTGATATTACTACACTTCCTGGTCGTGGAAGTGGTTCATTAACGTTTAACACTTATAAAGATTTTTATTTAGTTCCAACAGCGCTTCCAGTTATTAGTGCTCCTGGTGTTAAAACTAAAACAATTGACGTTCCCGGTGCAAATGGGGCCATTGACTTAACCGAGTCTTTGACCCCATTCCCGGTTTTTAAAAATCGTACTGGTTCTCTTGAGTTTGCAGTACTTAATGATCGTTACGAGTATTATAATCGTTATAAGAATGCTCCGCATAGCGTAAAAGCTCTTCATGGTGTTCAAGGCGATGGAGCTTGGGCGGTGTTATATTCTGATATAACGAATAAACTGCATGGTCGTAAGTGTAGAATTACATTAGAAGACGATCCAGAATGGTATTACGAAGGTCGAATTGCTGTTAATGCTTGGAAGACTAGCAATGATGGTAAGTGGCCCGTTGTAACGTTTGATTATGATTTGTATCCGTACAAATTATCTGTTTATGATGCTATAACTGGAGCTACTGAGACTGGAACCGATAGATGGCGTTGGAATCCATTTAGTTTTATTGATGGCGTCATATATAGTTCTGCATCAGTTCCGTCAGGATTTACAGCAGATGGTGTTTGGAAAAATATTACGGTTAATACAAATAGCTATACTACTTATGGTGTAGTTCAAGGCAGCTCTACAGTTATGAATAGAAAGCTAACCGGTTGGATGCCCGTTAGTCCTTCTATCACGGTTTCTGCTAATGCTGCTGGTATGGGTATAAAAATTACTAATCCAGAGTTAGGTTATACTTATACTAAAGAGTATGATGCAGCTACTTCTGCTAAAACTTATACAGATCCCGAATGCCTTCTTTATGATTATCTTGGTAACGGATACACGTTACAACTTAAAGGTCACGGAACTTTTACAATAAACTTTAGAAAGGGGAGTCTGTAGTGTATAAGATTTATGCTATCAAGGGCGCTACAGAAACCCTTATATATAACGATGTTACTCCAGAGTTGACAGGTACTAAGTTAATAAGCCCAAAGCTAAGTCTTCAAGATAATGCAGCGGGCTCATTTACTTGTAAAATCCCTCAAGGTAATGCGATTTATAGTAGTATAGAGCCTATGACTACTACTATTCGCATTACTCGTGATGGAGAATGGCTGTGGACTGGACGAGTATTAACGATTAAGAAAGATTTCTGGCTTCATAAAGAAATTACTGCTGAAGGAGCATTAGCATTTCTTAATGATGTGGCATTACCTCAACAGAAATGGTCTAATGTTACTACAGCTAACTTTGTACAAGCATTGCTAACAATTCATAATACTCATGTACCAGCAAATAGGCAAATTCTTGCTGGAGCTATTTCAACGTCCACTAGTGCTGGAAATCCAATCGGTCTTAGAGATTATGTAAGTCAAGGCGAATCTCCTCTTAAGCATATTTCTACACTTGCTGAGGACTGGGGACTTCATATGCGAATACGCGAGTCTTCCGGTTCTTTATATTTGGACATGAGAACCGATGCTCAGCTTCCAACAAGTACTCAAGAAATTGACTTTGGTAAGAATCTTCTCGATTATGTCGATGAGATGGATTGGTCAGATTTAGTAACTGTTTTACACCCATTTGGTGCTGAATTAGAAACATATACTAAAACTGGTGATGAAGAGTATCCAGATAAGGTTGTGATTAATGCCAATCCATCTAGCTCACTGCTTGCTCGAGATGGTGAGTATATTTACAATAAAACAGCTGTAAATAAGTTTGGGCGAATTGAAGAGACTGTTGAATGGAGCGAAATAGATGATGCTGCTACTCTTCTTGCGTTAGCAGAGATGTATCTTCTTGATTTTCAATACTACAATATTAAGCTCACAGTTAAAGTCGTAGACCTTCATTACATGACAAGCTCAGTTCAAGGTTTTCAATTTTTGAGTAAGGTATATTGCAAATCCGCTCCGCATAATCTTGCTGACGAGTTTATTATTGACAAGATGGATATTCCATTTGACAAACCAGAACAAACTACTTTTACTTTTGCTAGATCTACAATGGGTTATTATACTTCTGATAGACCGACGCAGGGATTTGGTAGAGGTACTGTTTCGGGTATGTCGATAAATGTAAATACGTTTTCTAGAGCAGCAGTATTAAAATCTGCAAAAGAAAATGCTGCACAGATGATTCTTGCCAATACACAAGGTTATGTGTCACTTAATATGGATTCTCAAGGAGATCATGTCGAAAATTTAACTATCACGAATAGAGATACTCAAGAGACTTCAACACAACGTTGGCTTTGGTCAATGGGCGGTTTGATGTATCAAGAACGATCTTCTACGAGTGCACCTTGGGGTTTGCCTAATGTCGCTATCACTATGGATGGTCAAATAGTAGCAAACATGATTACTACTGGTGTATTACAAGTTGCATCTTCTGGTGATGGAGTATTATTTAGTGCAGACATGACTAACGATACCGTGCATATTGCTGGTTTTACAGTTAAAGGTACTGCTTTATATACTAATAATAAAACAACTTTAGCATCCGATAATTATGGAATTTATGTTGGAAATGATGGTATATCACATGCTTCTAGTATACGATATATGGCTTTCTCTGATGGCGATATATATGGTTTCGATAATGGTAATAATGGTTATGTAACTTTTGGATCCGTAGAGGAAATTACTGGTAGATACGGACTTCGTCTTGGTGGAAATGCTTACTTGGCTTTTGACATTGGCGGATGGTTTGGCATCGGTCAATCTGGATGGATCGGTAGATTTGGACGTTTGGAAACTTGGAGTGCTGTAACACAAGATGTTACCATAGGTGATAACACATTACGATTCCATAAAGGTATTTTTATTGGAACTTAGGGATGGTTATGAGTAAACATTATATAGTTTCTACGACTGAAGATGAAATTAAAAGAATGTTTTATGTTTCTCCATATAATGTAGAAACATATGTAATGATGGGCTTCTCATTATTAATTGAGGAAGAAAGCGATGTAGATGTCGATAACGAATTTTTATTACAACTTGAAAACGATATAAATAATGCGATTATAAAAGAATATTGGGCTAAAAAAAATGGAGTTAGTTTTCCAATACAATCTTTTAGGATTCCATCTTTTGTTAATCGTGGGTATAATATTTTTACAAAAAAAATAACGTTAATCGACGATCCATGGAGCGAGATTGAAAAAATTAATATTAGTAGCGATGTTGAATAGATAGGCGATATATATGAAATTATCTAATATTGAAATGGAAAATAAAATTCAAATACTTACTAAATTTTTACCAAGGCATGATATTATTGGATATGCATCCGCTAGAAATATTCGACGTTTAAAAGAAGCTAGTGTAGAATATAATGAAATACGCAATGATTTGCTTAATAAATACGGTACTGCTGAATCAGACGAAGACGGAAAACCTACTGGACGTATTGGATTGCATGTAACTTCTCCAGAATTTAAACTTTTTAAAAGAGATATAGAACCATATGCTATACTAGAGCATGAGGTCACTATATTTAAAATTCCATATGAATCAGTATGTGAAAAACTTACTGGATCTGAAATCCTTGAGATTGATTGGATGCTTGAGGATTCAGATAGCCCTAGAGATTGTGGTTAGAGAAGGGAGGATATTATGATACATTCTCCGCCCTAACTAATGGATAAATAGCAACAGTATAAATACTTATTCGAAAGGAGCTTATAATGCCATATAGTGGTTATCCGCCTATGCAACCACAAAATAATAATTGGTGGTTCGGGAATAACTATGCTTCCGGCAATTCGCAAATGAGTCGTAGTTCAATGCAGCCTAATATGGGAATGACTAATCCCTCAATGCAAACACCTCAACCAATGTCGCCTGTTGCTAATCCAATGACTCAACAGCCTCCACAAACTATAAATAACGTTTTACAAGTAATGGGTCCCGAAAGTGCTGACGCTTTTCAAACTGGTCCAAATTCAAGAGTAATTCTTATGGATTCTAATCGACCAGTTTTCTACATGAAACGAAGTGACGACTCTGGTTTCTCTGAGACGAAGGCTTATGCATTCCAAGAGATTCCATTATATCCTGAAGTTGAACAGTCTCATCCTGTAATGGATCCAAGTGTTAAGTATGTAACAGCCGATGAATTCGACGAACGGATGAAGGTCCTTGAGGATTTGGTGATGAAGAATGAGTAATCCTATACTTTCTGCATTTGGACGAAATCCTCAGCAACCAGCTCAACAGCCTCAACCTAACACTTTAATGGGCATGTTAAATATGGTGCGATCTTCGTCTAATCCAAATCAAGCCATGCAACAAATGCTATCTAGTAATCCTCAATATCAGAATGTTATGAATTATATTAACCAGAATGGAGGTGACGCTAGAACAGCATTTTACAACATGGCTGCTCAGAAGGGTACAGACCCAGAGTCTATACTTAAACAACTAAGATAGGAGATAATAATGGCTGAAGGTATGATGTCCCCCAGTGATGTAGCTGTTATGATGAATGATAAGAATAACGGCTGGAATGACGGCATGGGCTTTATGTGGATATTTGCTTTGCTTATTCTTGCTAATGGTGGTTTTGGCGGTTGGGGAAATAATAATGCTTTCGCCAATGCTATCGGTTATGAGAATCTTGCTACCTCAGCCGAGGTTCAGAGAGGTTTTGATAACCAGAATTCCATGGCTAATGAGCGTGAGATTCTTGCTGCTGTGAATGGCAATGCTCTCCAGGGTATGCAGAATGCCAACCAGAATGCTCAGTATCTTATGGGTGCATTTAATGATAAGTATAATGAGCTTCAGCGTGATATTGCTGGTGTTGCTCTTGCTCAGCAAGCTGCTATTGCGAATCAGTCACAGTGTTGCTGCGAGACTAAGATGCTTATTTCCGAGACTGCGGCAAATCAGCGGTATGAGTCAGCTATGCAGAATAACGGCATTATCCAAGCTATTCAGGCCGAAGGTAATGCTACTCGCCAGATGATGCAGCAGAACCTTATCGATGAACAGAATCGTCGTATTGCTAACCTTGAGATGCAGAATGCTATGGCTGGCGTTGTTCGCTATCCTATGTCCACTGCATACAATGCTGGTTATAATCCCTTCTGCAATTGCGGCACCACTGGTTGCGGCTGCATGTAATTCAAAATGGGAGGTAAATGATGATCATTTTATCTAATTCTGTAGCCCAGACACTTGCTCCGGGTCAGTCAGCTACCTTCGACACTATAGTTTCACACACTGGTAAAGCTGAATGCTTCCGTCCAAATTCTGGAGCAGTTAGACTTAGGTGTAGTAATGCTATTTATAACGTTCACTGTGGTGCTAATATTGGTGCCACTGCTCCAGGAGCTGCACAAATAGCTGTTGTATTCGACGGAGCACCACTTCTTGAAACGACTATGATTTCTCAAACGGCTGCTGCTGGTGATTTAAACAGCGTTAATCGTGAGACCTCTGTTAACACGTGTTGCTGCAATGGGGGTGCGATTACAGTTGTTAATACCGGTACTACTGAAATAACTCTTGGCGCCAACCCACTCTTATATATCGGACGGGTAGCTTAGAGTATGCAAGTGGCTATCCCAATTGAAATGATTATCCAAACTATACTTACCGGTATTATAGGTTGGATAGTTAAAATGTCTCTTGATAAACTAAAAGAGTATCAAGATGAAAGCAAACAATGGCGCAGCCAACTAGATGATAAATTAGATAAAATTAGTAATGCAACTAAAGCCGATATGCGAATCAATATCGTGTATAGCTGCGAAAAATGTTTAAGACGAGGATGGATTACTTCTGAGGAATTCTCATCTATCATGAATTTGTACGAGAGATACACAGATCTTATAGGTACTAATGGTTTCATAACTGAGTATCTTGAACGTATCGAACGTCTTGAAATAAAAGAAATTTAAACTATAAGGGTGGCTACTTATATTTCAAGTGGTCACCCTATTTTGAATCTGAAAATTCTGCTCTCATACGAGAGTTGAAGATAAAATATTTATTACTTTGAAAGGAGTTGTCATGACCGGTACTGAGAAGAAAGAAGAGACTACTGTGACTACTATTGATGAGGCTGTTCACTATGTAGCCAAGACTAATGATGGATGGGGTGTTGCCATGACTGGTCTTGACGCTGATGATGGTTCCGATCTGGATCATGCTGGTGTTTTCGGCATGTCAATGATTAATTTTAAGATTGAAGGCAATCTTGTAAAGAAGGCTCGTATTAAGAACAAACGTGGTAAGTGGCTTCCTTATGGTTGTGGGTTTGATACTGAGCTTGGCAATGACACTGACATTACTGGTATTGAGATTGTTGGTAAGGAACTGATCTTTGCTGTGCATATTAAAGGCGGCATGTGGCTTAATCCCGTTCATACTTCTGATGTTGATGGAGAAGTTCTTGTCGGAAACGGTGCGGTCATTGATGCTATCTGGATCGATGAGATTTAGTTTTTAAGAAATTCAAAATGGAAGTAAATTGGAGGTTTTTGAGATGATTGAGAACATTTCGACACTGGTTGGTAAAAGTAAGCTGGTTAGTTCCATTCGACGTCGTAAGAACATTATAGATACTCCGCCTAGTTCAGATAGTATTGAAGAGGCAAAGGCTAAGGTTCAGAGGATTCTTGATGAAGGTTCCGTGAAGCGTCGTAAAAAGAACAAACGTGATGAATAAGAAACTTTAAAGTTTCTTTTCATATTTTAGTCGGCTAGGGTAGCTCCCGAAAAGATGTCAGTTCCAACATCCTGCCGACTTTTACTATTGGATTATTCATTAAGGAATGATGAGTATGGATGATTATGATTTACATGAGGAATGGCGAGATATTCCTGGTTATGAAGGATACTATCAAGCAAGTTCTTTGGGTAGACTTAGGAGTTTAGATAGGATGGTCGTAGGAAAAAGCGGCTATACATATCCTCAAAAAGGAAGAATACTGTGTTGTAGGCATAATCGATACGGATATTTACAAGTTAATTTTTGTAATAATCAAGGTTGTAAAACGGTTTTAGTGCATCGAATGGTTGCTAAAACTTTTATTCCTAATCCTGAAAATAAATCTGCTGTAGATCATATCAATGGCATAAAAGATGATAATGCTATTACTAATTTACAATGGGTTACTCCTAGAGAGAATACACATTTTGCAATAGATTTAGGATTAATTAATTCTGAAAAATTTTTAAAACGAGTTAGATCAGATGAACATTTAACTATGCTTCATGAAAGTAGAAAAAGACCTGTGATTCGCGATGACGGAAAAATTTATGATAGCATTTTAAATGCTGCCAAAGATGTTAATAGAAGTAGTACATCAATATTAGACGTGCTACATCATAGGTCACATACTTGTGCTGGTCATACATATAATTATTTATCGAAAGAGGAGTATAATGAAAGAGTTAGTTCTTGATATATCAAAATACGATGAAGGTATAGATCTAAATGAATGGAAGAAAAAACGAAATTTATTTGGGGTTATAATTAAAGTGGGTGGTAACGAAGGCGGCCGCTATAAGGATCGTATGTTTGAAACACATTACGCAAATGCTAAAGCTGCTGGACTCCATATAGGTTTTTACTATTATACGACTGTTACTGATGTAGCAGTTGCAAATGCTGACGCCAATCACATGATTCAACTTGTTGATGGTAAGGATTATGATCTTCCTTGGTATATGGATGTTGAAGATCCTGCACAGTTTGCTCTTTCTGCTCGAAAACTCACCGATGTCATCAAGTCTTTCTGTAATACTCTTTCGAATAAGGGAATCTATAGCGGTCTCTATACTGGCGGTTCTGCATGGCTTAATAACATGTATGCCGATGAGCTTCGAGATTTTGCCAATTGGATTGCTTGGTGGCGTGCTAATTGGCCTACTGAAGCTGGCGACATTGGTATGTGGCAGCAGGGTGGAATTCGTCTATCTGATGGTAACATCGTGTTTGATGATGTTGCTGGCTACCATGATTGTGATTGGTGTTGTATTGATTATCCATCTCGAATCAAAGCCGGTTTGACTAAACAGCAGACTGAGACTACTTCAGAATCTGCTGAGGAAATTCAAAATGGAATTGAAAGTGCTGCTATGGGGCGTGCTTCCGATGTGATTAATGCTGCTTATGGCGAACTTGGGTACTATGCTCCTTCAGATCCTGAGCGTGGATCGAAGTATGGACGTTGGCTTGCTGAGTTGACTGGGGAAGATTGGCTTGCTGGTCCATCCACTTCGATATTCTGGTGCTGCATGTTCGCCAGCTGGTGTTTAGATCAGGGTGGCGTTAAGATGGACGGCTTCCCCACACAGAACACTGATATTGCTCTTAGTCATGGTGCTAAAAAGTATGCTGTAGATAAATACAGTGTTCGTTATGGTGACATTGTAATATTTAATTGGGATTGGAATAGTACGACCGATCATATCGGCTTTGCTACTGGCGAGTTTGATGGTACTGGCTTTACTACTATCGAGGGTAATGTTGGTAATGCTGTCAAAGAGAAGTATCGTCAAATGGGTAATGTTGCTTATGTCCTCAGACCTCCTTATGCGGCTTATGGCGTAATAACTAGTGATACGCCTTCTATTTCTACTGATCCTAAGAATAATCGAGATGGCGGAAAGCTCGAGATTGATGGTATTGGCGGATGGAATACTATTATAGACCTTCAGCATCAGCTTGGTATTATTGAAGATGGTAAGATTAGCGGTCAGTATTCTGGCAATAAGAAACATCACAACGGCATGTGCAACGTTACATATGAAGGTACTGGTTCGAAGGCTGTAATGGTTTTACAGGCTAAGATTGGTGCAGGTATTGACGGCCATTGGGGACCCGACACCTCTCGTAAACTTCAGCAGTGGCTTATCGACAAGGGTTATGATTGTGGTTCTGCTGGTGTTGATGGTTATTTCGGACATGATTCTGTTGTTGCATTGCAGAAGGCGCTTAATGACGGGGCGTTTAAATAATGTCTGATGAACTTGTACTAGAGTTAATTCGTTGGGCAGCAATTTTGTTTGTAACAGGAATTCTAATTGTCTGTCTACGAAAGTACTGAGGAAATTCAAAATGGAAGTCTAAAATTTCCCCAGCAGGAATTTTTGAGTAAACCTCGGTTATGTATAAGGAGGGGATATGGTTGGCTACTTACTTAGCTCATCATGGTATTAGAGGTCAGCGATGGGGTACACGAAATGGTCCGCCATATCCTCTAAAAGGTGGTAGTTATACTAAAACTGAGTGGAAAGAACTTAAAAAAGCAAGAAAAACTAAGTATAGTAGATACAATAAGCGCCACTTTGACCAAGTAATCGAAGAAGGCACTACTATGCAAACTTTAGCTAGAGATCCAAATCGAACTAAAGATACTGATATGTTTTATGCTGCTTATACTAAAGCCGACAAAGATCGGTACAATGCAATCTTTAATCATAAAACTATGCAAACACTTTATGATGAAGATGGTAACGAGATTGGGACCGGCAAAACATATAAATGGGCTATTGAAAATAAAGCAACTAAAGCAATTAAGATCGCTTCTCAAGATTCTGGTGCTAAGGCAGTAATGAATCTATATGAAAATAATAGAGATTTTTACAACTTTGTTCGAGATCCAGATAGACTTGAAGCCTATCTAAAGAAGATGTATGTACCAGATGGAGCTAAGTATCATAAGACCTTAAAGAAACTTCACGACCCTGAGTATACTCCAACCGACAAAGATCTTCATACTCTCTATGATATGGTTAACTGTGTAATACCGAATCAAGACAAAGACGTTGTTACACAGCGAGCCAAACTATTCACGGAACTGAAAAAACAAGGTTACGGAGCAGTATTGGATGTTAATGATGCTATCAACCATCCTCTTGCTTCTAACAGTCCGGTTATTGTGTTCGATCCATCTGCTTATGTTTTGGAGCAAGCTAGAAAAACTACTATGGCTGAAGTTGCTAAGTCTAAGCTTACGACTACTGGGCGCTATGCTCTTGGTATCTATGATCGATGAGATTTTCGAAAGGGGGAATTCAAAATGGAATACAAACCTTCTTTTGTTGATCAACTTGACGTAGATTACATAGCTCATCATGGAATCAAAGGACAGAAGTGGGGAGTTAGAAGGTTTCAAAATCCTGATGGGTCTTTAACTCCTAAAGGTCGTAAAAGACTCGCTAAAAAAGAACAGCGTACTTTGAATAATCTTGATAGGGCTAAAGTACAGAACATTTATGATATTGAAAGATTAGAAAAAAGAGCTGCTAAAAAAGTTAAAAAACTCGAAAATAAAGATTATAGAAATTCTAGAAATCCGTTCCGTGAAGATCTAAGAAGAGCTTCTTTACAAAAGAATAAAAACATTCTGGATTGGGCTAAAAATTCTAAAATTGCTGTAAATGATACTTATAAGGAACAAACACAAAAAATTCTTAATCGTTGTAAAGATCAACATCTTAATGTTGAGATTAAAGAAGGCGGAAAACGATGGGTTGATACACATTGGCGACTTAGAAGTAGATATGCTTATATTCCGATAATGAGACCATATGATGGTGCTTCAAAATACAAAGTTTCTGGTTTACAACATGATGATTTATATTTGATGCACCATGGAATTAAAGGACAGAAGTGGGGAGTTAGAAGGTTTCAAAATCCCGATGGATCATTGACCGATGCTGGTAGACAGCGCTATTATACTAATTCTCAGTATAATAAGAAGCCTATGTCAGAACGTTACGATCTTAAGATGGCTGCTAAGAATAACGGCATTAAGATAAACCGTCATGATAAAATTTCATATGGCGATATTACTAAACAGCCAAACTATGATTCATCTACAGGTCTTCTTAAGCAAACATCTAAGATGTCCAGTGCTGAGAATGCTGCTATGGTCAATCCTCGAGCAGCTAATACGTCATTGTTTCATAGTAACCGTGAGTATTATGTCAATTGTACTCACTGCACGGCTGCTTATGATTTGCGTAAACGTGGCTATGATGTTGCAGCAGACTCTGCTAGTGGTTTTGGAGAGAATACTGATACCATTTACAAGATGTATCCTAATGCTGAACGCAGGAACGTCGATCCAGTTCTTAAGGCTAAGAATTATGTGGACTGGAAAGATCCTAATGTTAGTGAGAAACAACTTGTAAATCTTTGGAACGAGTCTCTCAATCATGCTTGGCGAGATAGTAAGGGTTATGAGAAGGCTTGTAAACAGCAAGGAGAGAAGATTCTTAATACCTGCGAGTCTTATGGGCCTAATGCTAGAGGCAATATTCTGATTCATCTTGCAGCAGGCGGTGGACATAGTCTTGCTTTTGAGAATGACTCTAAGGGCCGTACAACTTTTGTAGATGCTCAGACAGTATCTATGAAAAATGGTAAACGAAATAGTATGGGTGGTAAGGGTAGTAGTTATTATAAGAATATCATCTGTATGGCTGATCCATATTTTGATGCAGAAGTTCTTAGGTATGATAATACTAAACCTGACTACAACTTCATGCTAAACAATCATATTATTAACAATCCTGAGATTGTTACAAAAACCGATAAGAATGGCAAATCGCAAACATTCAAGATGTATCAACATAGTTCCTATGCATTTGAGTAGGTGATATTTATGATGTCTTTTGATCGAGCTTTAAGTATCGTTATGAAAAAGAATCCAGACCGTCGATTTACCGGAAAAGCCTTTAAGTATGATGGAGCTTACTATATTGAGATGGCTCCACGAGGAAATAAGGGGGCTGCTATTGACTCGATGTTTAGAGTTGATGGTACTAGAGCCACCGTTACTAATTACAATCCAGTAATGGACGGAGTTATTAAACCTTGGGAAATGGAACCTATTGGAACGCGTTAGGCATGGTATGAAAAGAAAATTGATTTATATTTACGACAAGTTTTGTAAATCAATATTTGGTCAGATTTGTATCATACTTGACTCATACTTAAGGAGCTGATATTTATGGGTTTCACTCTTGATAACAAGACTTATGATCTGCTCAAGTGGATTGCGATGATTGTTCTGCCCGCTTTGGGTACTCTGTATTTTGCTTTGGCTTCTATCTGGGGCCTTCCTTATGGTGAGCAGATTGTTGGTACCATTACGGCTATTGATACTTTTCTTGGTGCGTTGCTTGGGGTTAGTACTAACAATTATAATAACAAGTACGTTGATAGTGAGTAATCGTTTATAGGAGGTAGTTATGGAGTATCTGCCTTCATACAAAGATGATTTATATTTAGCTCACCATGGAATCAAAGGACAGAAGTGGGGAGTTAGAAGGTTTCAGAATCCTGATGGATCTTATACTGCTCAAGGAAAGAACCGATACAATACTACTAAAACTGGTGGCAAAATTCATAAAGTGGAAAATGTTGATAAAGCTATTGATATTGGTGCTAAATTAGTTGTTGGTTCTATGCTTATTTACGGCGGTGTTAAATTGAATGAAGAGCTTAATAAACACCCCGAGCAAATAGCAGATGCATACGATAGTGAATCAAAAATATATGAATCTGCTAGTAAACGATACGAAAACACTTTTGGACTTAAAGGTGTTAGCGATACTTATCGAACTCAATCACAACGTTTAAAAAAAGCTGGTGATATTTGGAAAGCTAAAGCAACTGGCGATAAACAAAAAGTAAAAGATGCTAGAAAAGTTTATGCAAAAGAAATTGGAAAAAGTTTATTATTTTCTGATGCAGAACGTGGTGCATATGCTAGATACCGAGAAAATGGTGATGCAAAACCCATAGCTCTTGGTAAAACAATACTTAGGCATCATTGGGCTGATATCGCTCATATAGCTATCTCACTTAATAAAAAAAGAGGTAGTTTTGAATAATTTATATTTGATGCATCATGGAATTAAAGGTCAGAAGTTGGGCATAAGACGTTATCATAATCCTGATGTTACAACCACCGGCACTCATCGCATGTCACGTGTTGAAAAAGTATTGGCTAGTATCTAGTTCTGAAAGGAGGTAAGTTTGAACGAGACTTCTGATTTATATTTGATGCATCATGGAATCAAAGGCATGCATTGGGGTGTTAGACGTTTCGAAGATGCTAATGGTCATCTCACCCCTGAAGGAAAACGCCGTTATGCTGTTCAAGATGCACGAAAGTATTACAAGATAAATCGCCTCCAACGAGCTCGAGAAAAGACCAATAATGATAAGGTTAAGAAAGCTTTGGATGGAGAAATACGTCGAACTAAAACACGATCTGATCGTAAACAAGCTCTTCTTTCAAAGAAAGACATTGATATTGGTCGAGAGATCGTTGCTAAGCATCGTCTTAATTGGGCTGGAGCTAATACCGCTGCTAAAGCTGCTTTAACTGCTGCTGGAGCTTATGCTTTGTATAAGAATCCTAATACTAGAGCTCTTGCACCTCTTGCTTTAGCTGGTGGATCTGCTTGGACGCAAGGTAGTGCTAAGAAGATTCCATACTATTTTATGGAAAATAGACGTTATAAGCAAGGTAATGAAAAGGGAGCAACTAAGAAAGGACTTACTAAGAAGCAACAAGCTCTTAGGACTGCTGGAAAAGTTGCTGCTGGTGCTGCACTTGCTGGAGTAG